GTAATTGTACCAGCAAGAGTCCCTGCCACGCCACCACTTTGAGTGATTACACTACCATAAGCAGGCATGTCAGCAACGACACCAGAAGTTACGTCAACACCAGTTCCGATTGGATTTACTGCATCGCCTAAAGTGAATGATTCAGTTAGGCTGAAGGCAGAGCCAGCAGTTGTAACTGTATATGCACCTTGAGTCTGACTAGCAGCCGCAGTTGTAATACTATCCCCAGAAGACTTTGTTAGTCCACCCATAGTACCAGCGGTGATGTTGTTACCACTTACAGTATATGTAGAACCAATCCTTGTGGCCTGAGTTGCTGCGCTGTCTACAGTAAGTTGTGTACTTGTAGTCAGACGGTGTGTTAAATCGGCCCTCGCTGCCATGGGAGCCGCCATCAAAAGCATAATTATAGGTAAAAATCTTTTCATGTGATTTCCCACTATTTTTCTAGCCGTATTTATACTTAGTTAACTTTGAGAAAATGATAGTGTAAATCTGTTTAAATCTATGACTACTTTAGTTAATCGTTGACCATTTGCCTCACTATGGCCTGCTGATGTTACAACTACTCCAGGCGCCACCTTAAAGTTTGTAAAAGAAGTTGCATATCCAGTGTTTATGAATCCATTGCCAGGTACGTTGGGTGTATCTCTTTCTAATGTCATGGTTCCACCTTCATATCCAGTCGCACTTATGACTACTGGTTGTGCTCCTATCTCAGCATACCATGTTCCTCTCATATCTAATTCTATTATATTTTCTGGAATGCCGCCAGGTAATGTTTTGATTGCATTTACATCAATGTATATACCTTCATATCCTTCTGTATCGTCTGCATTATCTCCACCCCATTTCATATAAGTGATTGATCCACCACCATCTACAATCTGTGGTAATCTATTTGTACCTACTACTTGTCCTGCCAAGGCAGTGGGTTTCAAGAACTCACATCTGACATCAAAGTCTTTTCCATCAGTCCAGTTCCAGTAAAACTGTATGTAGTTACAAGCTTCTATCGCAGGGTCAAACGCAGCTCCCCTAGATTTTCCAATTCCAAACGCTAATGGCGACATACTAATTAGGGATAATAAATGTTCCTTTCATACTGGCATGTGCAGTACATTGATATTCATAACTGAGTGGAGCATCGTGAGGTATTGTAAATATCTGTACTCCATTCTGACTTCCACTGACATATGTTCCCACACCTGTAGTTGTTCCTGTAAATTGAATACGGAATGGGTGTGAACTACCAGTTGAGTTCTCAAACAAGTATGTGAATCCTCTATGTAGATATAGAGTAGGATCACCTACAGTATTAAGTATTCCAGGCCCTGCAAATCTATAGTCTGAAGCACCGTTTGCAGTTACATAATATCTAGTACAGAATCCACGATCAGTTCCGTTTCCAGTAATTAGATCGGTAACAAAACTACCAGCAGTTACGATTCCAACTACATCTAAGGTTGTTGCAGTTAAGTTTGCAGGGACAGATGCACCAGCAATAGTGATTGTTTTTTCTGCTCCAGTACCAGATGCAACCACTCCATCTCCAACAAAGTCTAGTGTAGTTGCAGTTGTGGATAATGCACTACCTTCATCTTCAACTGTGATTCCACCACCACCAGCAGCAGTTACCGTTACAGCCGCACCTGATAGTGCAGACACACTTAAGTTTGATCCAAAGTCTATAGTTCCAGCAGTTCCAACTGTTGATCCACCATCTTTGATGATGATACCAGTTCCAGAAGCAGTAACTCCTGTTAATCCTGATCCATTACCACTGAATGATGTTGCAGTAACTACTCCTGTAATTGTGGTGTTAGTCTGGATTGCAACTTGACCAGCCTTTAAATTCAGATCGCCATTACTCTCTATAGTCGGATCGCCACTCGACCCGACCATATTAAGATCCTTTACACCAAACGATTTTTCTGCCATTGCGCTAGTACTTTTTAGTATTTATTAAGAGAACTTTATCTCAACTCCACCACTAATCTTAAGATTAGGTGAGTTTGAGATCTTAATCTCAGGTTTTTGTGGTTCAGTAGGTGAACCAGTAGGAGCATCCCATATTACAACAGGGCCATCACCATACTGATTCACAGCATGAAAATCTTCCCATTGTCCTGATGTCGCAGTGAAAGATGTGATGTCGTCACCATAGTAGAATCTTTCTGGGTTTTGAGCTCCACAACTATTCTTTAACCAATCCTTGACACCTCTCCAATCCCATCCTCTATTATATTGAAGTTTAGTAGTGATCCAACCAGCAACAGTAGGACACCCAGAACTTGTACCACCAAAGTCAACATCATATGGAGTCAATGATAGTCCACTATATGTTTCTGGGTGAACGTATGTTAGGTTGGAGTTTCTTCCGTCCGCTGTGAGTGTGTCATCAGCAGCACCATAAGCATCAATACCTGTTCCTCTATCACTATATGATACTATTTTTTCCTTATAGTCGGAATCAGTTAAAACAGTATATCCAGTACTACTATATTGATCATCCAATGCACCAACATTGATTGCTGGGAACTCACTTCCAGCAGTAGATATTCCAGATGTAGTCTTACCTAAAGCCTGTGGCCACCCTCTTCTATTGATAGTATTATAACAAGTCAAACCAAATTCAGTATGTGTTGAGGTGATAGATGCACTCTGCCCTTGAGCATTGGTAGCCCAATAGTTATTATAATCTAGATCGCCAGGACTTTGCTGTGTCTGATTACTATTTCCAGAAGCACAAACAAAAATTACCCCTGCCTCAGACATCTCATCACCAGCAGTAGTAACAGAACTATCTACCATTTCACCTTTACATCTACTTAAATCTCCAGCAGCACCTAGTCTATCAAAGAAAGCTGGTTCATTACTACTATCATACGATACACCATTCACTGATCCATCTGTTGCTGCTGGTCTATACCAATAGTATCCACCACTATGAATGGTGTTAGCTCTATAACCCCAACTGTTACTTGATAGTGTAGGGTTCTTGTCATCATTTTGTTTCCCAGATATTGCAGAATGTCTATCATAGTTTGGTTTATATAAGTGGAAGAGTTTCTGTATATCAAATTGACTACCATTGATTCCAGCATTATTACTACCAATCCCATTCAACACCCATTTATTACAGTTATATGCTGAACCATAGTTCTTACCAAATACCTGACCAGCACACTGAGTTCCGTGATCAGAACCGTTACTTGGTTTTGCAGTATTAGTGCCATTGCAACTCGCTCTTGAATATGAACCACTGAAACCACTGGTAGTTCCTATGGTGGAGAATCCCACTGATCTTTGACTAGCATCAGACCACCATGCTCTTGCAACAGATTCTTGTGGAACTGTTGTACCATCCCAACGTTGTTCTAATCTGTTGGATGGATCTGCATTGAACCAGTCTGGATCAATATAATATGGCCCATCAAGAAGTAAATCTAGGACACCACATGTGCCTGGTGTTGTAGATATACCACTCCATGTTAATGCGTTTCCTGTTGAATATCCTACAGGATCATCGTCAGTATGTACAAACTCTGGGTGTGCAATCCAGAAACCATCATCAGATACGATTGCATCTACGCCAGTTCCATCACCTAATTGTTTTGGTTCTGTCTCTATTATTAAATGATCATTTCCAGTCACTCCAGTGGATGTTGCATCCCAAGGATTTTCTTTTTGTGTATGTCTTAGTATTTGATATCCAGTTCTGTTCTTATCTGTTGCACCAATACCAGCTTGAGATGTGGGTGGTGTAGATGGTGCAGTATTCCATGCCCTGTAGTTAGATACAGTCTTGTTGAATCTTCCAAATCTTTTTACACTAGTTACTATATCTTTGGGATCTGGAGAATAGTTGCCTGGGTAAACGTCATAGTCAATACAAACAAATACAACTTTAGGGTGTTTTCTTAGATCTTCTGCCTCTGCATCAGTCAACATATATGTTGCTCTGGTATCACTATGTTCCTTCTTATCGGGACATACTATTGTTGGATCGGGAATATTATCCTCTAGTGAACCATCTTTCTCTAGTTCTTCATGGATGAATACCCAGTCATCTTTGCTTGTACATTTGATAGAGTATGCTTTCTTATCATCAGCTCCAGTCGGAACGACAGCTAGACCAGTCCTATCAATCGTGTGTGTACTAGTATGAATCATAATCCTTGAATTAGGGTCTTAACGAATCTGTATGTTGTTAGTCCAGATATTCCTGACTCAGGTGTAAACTTCATCAATACATTGCCACTACTTACTGTTGCAGCAATAGCTACCTGTAGTTCTGGTGAGTACATAATACCATATTCTTGTGAGAACGCAGTAGTACCATCATGCATTACAAGAACTTTCTGTGATTGTCTATATGTTCCAAGACCAATCATGAATGTATATTCAGCACCTGAGTAACTTGCGACTGCGAAAGAGTCTACCTGTTGTTCGACTCCAGCAGATGCAGTGAATGTTCCAAATCCAGTTGTTGAAACTCCACCTCCACCACCTGTTGCAGTGATTGTAATAGTTGCCCCAGCACCAGATGCTGTTGCGGTTACTGAAGCACCAACAAAGTTGATAGATGTGACATCAGATCCAACATCAGATCCCTCTTCTTTAATTGTAAGACTGCCACCACTGGATGCAGCTGGAACCCATGATGATCCATTCCATGTTAATACATCGTTACCGTTTGGAGTTGCAGAAGAAACATTAGATAAATTACCTAAGTTTTGACCAGTGATACCTGTGATATATCCAGCACTTGCATGATTACCCCATGCATATGCAGCTTCATACTGTGAGATATCAAGTGCGGTTATAGCTGCAGCAGCACCTGTGAATGGAACTGCACCTGACAAATCAATAGTTGCAACTCCGCCACTGAAACTTGCAGTCACAGCAGAACCAACAAAGTCAATTGTGGTTGCAGTTCCCACAGAAGATCCCTCTTCAGATACTACAACACCAGATCCACCGCCACCACCTGATGCAGTGACTGTTACAACTCCAGCAGATGCAGGCGATACTGAAAGGTTTGTACCAAAGTTAATAGTACCAATGGTTCCTACGAGTGTGCCGCCTTCTCTAATGATAATACCACTACCAGATGCAGTGATACCTGTAAGTCCAGATCCATCTCCTACAAAACTTCCACCAGTTACAATTCCTGTTGCATTGATATTATCAACTAGGATGTCTGGTTTGTCAGTCAATCCAGCAGCAACTGTTGCAATACCAGAGATTGTTGCGAATCCAACTACAACTCCAGCTAGATTTGAACCATCTCCATATAATGTAGTTGCAGTTAGAACACCTACCTTATAGAGTTCTGTTCCTGTCCCTACAGTTGTGTCTGTATTCTTATTAACAAGTTCCATCCATGCACCAGCATGTGCAAAGTATGCCTTACCAGTGTCGTGTGCGTGTGCAAATTGACCATGATATGTTGATGGGGATGGTAGAGAAGAGTATGTAGACCATAGGTGAGGTAGAACATTATCTGTTGCAGTTCCATCCAGTCTGCCTTGTAACTTGAAGTTACCTAATACATTAAGTTTGTATCCCTCTGTGTTAGTAGTACCAACACCGACACTGCCTGTTGTGTTGATTCCAGTAGAGTTTGATCTCCAAATACTATCTGTGGATGGTAGGTCTGTAAGTAAAGATCCATCACCAGCAAACTTAGATGCAGTTATGACACCAACAGTCTGATAGTTACCATACAAGTCTTGGTGAAGTATCTGTCTCCAACCGTTGTAACCACCCATTGTGGTTCCGCTGGAAACATATGCAGTCTTAGTATTATTTGCATAAGCAAACATACCTCTCCA